TATTGCAAAATATTAATCTTTCAATCTTGCTTAATAAGGAATATCACTCTAACTCCATGGGCATTTTAACTCATCGTATTAATAGCAATAAAAAAGCCCCACAGCATTAATCCGCAGGGCTTTTAGTGCCCCCTTTGAAGCCGGGGACTGCTTTGCTTCGTTGCCGCTCAACAATAAGACGTAGCTTTCACTGTTAGAAAGCATATCCCCAGCTTCCTGAAAAGTAAATAGCCTACGATAAAATAATGTGCAGTTTAATAACCCACTACTTAAAACAACGAGGGTGACTAGTCGCGCTAACGTAATTTTCAGGGCTGATCATATATCAGTATTTTTAATAGGATTATTCTGATAAGTTGTCATGGCTAAGGTCGCTCACTACTTCACTAATGGCAGGGAATTATGAAAAAGATTGCCGCACTCATTATGCTCACAGCAGTATTTGCTTTCTCAAGTTCAGCTATTGCGTGCCCTAAAGGCACTCATCCACATGGCGGAACTGGATCGCACCACGCTGGCGGAACATGTTACTAATCCAATCGCTTCAAGTTTCAAAGGTAAATGCTATGAAAAAAGTATTAGCTATTCTCTTTGTTGTCTTATCTTTTGGCTCGGTAACGCAAGCTTTTGCTGGCAACTGTCAACATGACAACGACACAGCAGCAGATGGTTCTCGTTGTGGTGGACGTTCATCAGACTCTCGCCCTGGCGGAAACTAATCATAAATAGCCCACCGGGAGGTGGGTTATTTTCCTCAGGCTGTAACTTTATTCAGTGCAACGTTAGCCCATGACTCTTCAATCTCTAGTTTAGCTATTAACTGGTCATAGAAAGGTTTCCCGCTTCGATCCCATGTTGCCAGGCTGATGCTGTCAGTAATGTCGGAGATAGCCCTGAATGCTTCTACGGCAGGAATGCGCTCATACCCGCGCCCGAGGCATCGTTTGCAGTCTCCCATTACCGGCACGCCCTGCCGCTCTGACTCTTTGCGCATTACCGCGCGCCCTCGCCCGTTACAGTCCCGGCACGCCGATGACACGACGCCCTTGCCCGCGCAGGTTTTACAGCGCACCCTGACCTGCTCACGTACTTCGCGGCGGCCAGTGCCGGACAGCATCGACTTCATCGTCACGACTTCCGCGGCGATAAACCCGGTGGCATTGCAGCACTCGCACGGCTTAACGCTGGCGGCGCTGCGGCAGTAATCGAGGTAGGCGTAAGTTGCGAGCACTTGCATCACAGCTGGTTTAATATCGGTTTCAAGCTTGCTAAGGGCGGCAACCCGATCGCAGGTCTGAAGTGCAAAATCAGTTAACAGGGATACGGCGCGTCGGGCGTCGTTCTCGCTTACTCCCACCTTCCCCATGAACGCAGCGTAACCCAGCGGCGCGCGGCTTTGGGTCATGCCCATTGCAGCTACGTAATCAGTCCCGGTCATCGCGTCAGGCGATGTCTGCGGAGCTGTTCCGCTGAAGTTCTGGCCCTTCGGGAAGTGGTACTTCACTGTTGCTTCAAGGCTCATGCTGCCTCCCTCTGCTTTGTAATTTCACGGCATTTAGCCCGGTACATATCCCGGATCCGGATGAAGTCGTCACGCCGGTAATGCGTCATCTCATGCGGTCCATTCAGCCAGTCGACCAGCTCTTGGCCATATTGCACAGCCAGGTTCGCTTCATACTGCTGCGCCACCGTAGCCGCCTTGGCACCATGCTTTGCCGATCCGGCATTACACGATTTGCACTGGCGATAAGCGTTGCGCTCTTCGAACCTCAGCTCGGGGAAACCGCCGACCGTTTTGAAGTGACCGCAGTCCCACTGACCGCCATGCAGATCGGGCGGGTTGGTTTCGCCGCAGCTGATACAGGGCTGGTCATGGTCACGAAGGCGGATGAACTGGTTGAAGGCTTGCTGAGCTTGCTTTTTGAAGTAACTATCGGGCTTGAGGGCTAACTTGCGGATTTTGGTGTGGCGCTTTTCCTGCTGGATTTCTTCTCTTCGTCGTCGTTCTGCTTCCTGTTTCGCTTTCTGCCGGTCTTTCTCTCTTTTGGCCAGTGCGATTACCGTCCCACACTCTGCGCTGCACCACGTTTGATTTGAGAAAGCTGGATGGAACCATTCGCGGCAGTCAGGGTTTTTACAGCGGCGTCTGATTTTCCTCATCGGCCCCTCCGTGCATTCTGAAGTTGTCGTCTTGCATTCAGCCGGCGCAGCAGTGGGCGCAGGCATACACCCAATCCGGCGGCAATGCTGAACCGCAGCCAGCGCAGTTGATAGCAGACGTATCGCCAGATGGTGTGGAACGGGACATAGTCGAAGTGCTCGTAATACCAGGTGTCTTCTTCGCAGATTTCACAGTTGACCCCGAAGCGGTGTTTGTCCTCACTGGTCAGCACGGTGTTGCAGCTGCAGCAGCGCTTACGCCCAGCATTTGTGCTCATAGGTTGTGTCTCTCCGTGGTTCGCGGTTTCCCTCGGGCAGCAGCGCGCTGACCAGCCAGAGGCGGGGATCAGCGGCGAGTGTCTTTTGGGCTTGAATGTTACGGGCGGCGTAGCGTGAAAGGAGTTCGTTGGCGGTGTCGGTATTTACCGGATCATGAGTGAACCAGGTCTTTTTCATGCGTGCGTCCTGAACAGGTACATGCATGATGACAGCGCTACGCCAGTAGCCTCTGAAACCTGCTTAAACGTCATGCCGCTGCGGCGAAGTCGGACTACTTCCCGCACCTGCTCCATGGTGTGATGCTTTCGACAGCCGGTATTGAGGCTGATGCCGTATGCGGATGCGGCGCAATAAATCGAGCTTGGTGAACGGCCCAAACGCTTACCGATTTTCGCAGCCGTCATGGTCTGGCCCATTTCCCGTATCGCTCTAATCTCAACGGTGGTGTAGTGCTTACCCATTTTGTTTGTCCTTCAGATTCATGTATTCGCTGTCTGCCGGCACCGTCAGTTTGCAGCCAAGGCTCAGCGCCCAGCCTTCCACCTGAGTCAGGTAGAAATGCATGTCGCCGGTGTCGAGGTCTGAGGTATGCCGTAGCGAACGGATCAGTGTTGTTTCCCCTGTCCCCACATCGACCATCTCGCGCTCTACGTAGCCGAGATAGGTGTGCTTCATCGCATCTTTCACCCACTCAGGAGAGGCAAAGTCTTTGCCGCGCCGGATGAGCCAGTCGCTTATTTCGCTGTACCACATGTGGGATAAGGCGTTCTGGTTGAGGCTGCGCTTCTCGCGCCATGGCTTGATGATCAGCCGGTAGGTTTCGCCAGAGTCGAGCATGGGGAGGATTTGCTGCCCGATGGCGCTGAAGTTCGATTTATGAAGGCGTATGCCGTCTTTCGGTATCTCCATGCTTGCGCGTCTCATGTTGGGTTTCACATTCAGCGGCAACGATCACGTCATGCGCCTCTTGCGCCAGGATGCCCACGGCCTCAATCCGCGCCTGATACTGCTCCGGCGTCAGTGTGCCCTTTTGGGCGAGATTCATGATCGCCAGCGTCAGGTTGCGCGCCTGGCGGAGTTTCGGCGGCTCGATAACGAGCTGGATAACCTGCGTCATGCTCTCGCTCCTTCCCGTCCTGCCAGCCAGAAGAAAAACGCGCGATCGACAACCTCATCCTGATAGCCGAGGTGCGATCGGGTCATGATGTGCTTGTCGCCGTGAACGCTGTGATAAAACCGTTCGAAACTGCTTCTGATGCTTTCGCTCATGATCATCTCCCTTTCCTGACGAGAGCTTTCAGCCGGGCAACGTTGTCCAGAGCCTTTTCGCTGGCTGTTGGCATGTAGAGCTTTTCCAGCTGCGCGCGCGGTGGCGGAATTTCTTCGCCAGACTCGATGCGCGACGACATTTTGCGAAGCTCGCCGCGGCATTTTGCACGCAGCTCAGACTCGGAGAGGTTGTTGGCGCGCATGGTGCTGTACAGGCCGGTGACCATCCAGTATGCGGCGTTGCTTTCCCACGGATACGCCTCAGGGCTGTCGATCAGACCGCGCCGGGCGGAGTACTTCATCACCATGTCATACAAACTGTCTTCGTCCGGCAGACCAGCTGAGCGGAGTTCGCCCTGTTTGCACCACCCGATAAACTGTCCAGGCGACGGCCAGAACGGCGAGGCACTGGCGCGGGCGTGCTTCATGCCAGCCGACAACTGCTGCTTCGTGCTGATGTCGTTTTCGGCGAATGCGGCGATCCACTGGCGCTTGGCCGAGGCTTCGTCTCGCGGGTCTTTCAGCGCAGTGCTGACCGATGCAGGAAAAACCTGCTTGAGGCTCATGAACAGCATGTCGACCAGACGCTCAACGGTTTCGTTGACGCCACGATCTACCGGCTGCGGGCCGTCACCAGCCATGCGGGCCAGCGCGCTGCTGTCGCGGTTGTTTATTGCGGCTACGAGTTTTCTCATATGAAATTTTCCTCCCACTCTCTGCGGTCGTTCCAGTGTGGAATCTGCTGCTGTGAACTGGATGGCGCGTTGCGAGCCGGCTGGCTCATCTGCGCTTTAAGGGTCGCCCATTGCTTTCGCAGCTTCGACGGGCTGAGGATATTTGTCTGCCAGAACTGATTGCCGTTCGCCCAGGTGAATACTTCGCAGATTTCCCGGTGGCTGACCTTCAGGGAATCGCGCATCAGGCGAATGTCGTTTGCCCAGGCTGGCCAGTTGGGTTGCTGTGCTGTCGGGGTGATCACCTGAACCCGGCTGAATTATCCACTGAGCAGCCAGAAGGTCGTCAGCGTTTCCCCACTTGTCTCCTTTCGGTGAATGAATCGCTGCATCAGGCCGGACAACAGGAAGACTTTTCAGAC